AATTTTAAATCACCCTCTGATATTTTCTTTACATTTGTAGAAATAATACTTCTAGTTTTTGCTGAATCACCACCAATTGGTAGACTTTTTTGACCAAAAACATTATTTAAACCTGATTGAATATTACCACCAACTTCATTTATTTTTGAACTTATTGCACCAACAGCACTACCAACTTGATTAATACCTGCTTGAATTTTACCACCTATACCACTCGAAAAATTAGCGTCTACACCTAAACTACCTTTTGCGGCTGAAATACCTTTTTGAATTTTACTTGTAACAGACCCACCACCTGCTAAAGCACTCGCTTGTTGAGCTGCTGTATTAAAATTATCAGATGCTAATTCACTAGGCCCACCAGCGCCACCACCAAAACTTGTTTTGTCTTGTTGCCTTATATAAAAAGTCATATAATGACCTTTATCTGAATTCCCAATATCTAACGGAAAACGATAATTTTTATTATTATATTTTGATTCTGTGAGTGGTGCGAGAGGACCTTTTCTAATATCGTCCCCTTTATTAATTCTTATATCTCCGAGTGAAAATAGCGACATGATGCTCCCTTTATGTTGAATACATATTATTTATGACATATAAAGGAAGATTTACACCTCAAAACCCAAAAAAATATAATGGAGACTCAAGTAATATCATATATCGCTCATCATGGGAATTGCGTGTGATGAAATATCTTGATGAGAACCAGGCAGTTGAGTGGTGGGCATCAGAAGAATTACCAATACGTTATCGTTCACCAATTGACCAGAGGGTTCACCGTTACTATCCAGATTTTATTGTCAAGACCGAAAAGAAAACATTCATGTTAGAGGTCAAGCCAGAACACCAAACAAAACCACCAAAACAAAAAAGAAGAACCAAAAAGTTTCTACAAGAGGCAGCCACTTATGCTATCAATCAGGAAAAATGGCGAGCTGCTGATGTATTTTGTCAAGAAAGAGGCTGGGAGTTCAAACTTGTAACAGAAAGACATTTAGGATTGGCATAAATACCTTAACTTAATAAGGAGACATAATGTCATTTTCACCTAATCTGTTTTTATCAAATATGACCTCAAAGGATGGCCCTGCTAAGGCGTCCAGATTTGAAGTTGTATTACCAATACCACCTTACATCAATCAGTTTGTAGGTAATTCTGTTATAGAAAAAATACTGAATTTTCCTAACTCAGTAGTAGGAGATATAACCGACGCTGTAAATCAAGCTTTAGGTCGAAACGGTGGTGATACAAACGATTACTCAAGAACATCAAATTCATCTCTTTCACGTTATCTCGCATTACAATGTGAAACTGCTGAATTACCCGGTAAAACATTTTTTACGGCTGATGCTAAGATTTATGGCCCAATTTACAAAGTGCCATATCAAAGGTCTTACAATGACATAAACTTAACATTTATTTGTACAAATCAATTTTATGAGAGAAAATTGTTTGAAAGATGGACTGAAGCTATAATGCCACCTGATACAAATAACATGAGGTTTCCAAAAGGTGATAAATCAAGATACTATACACAAATAAAAGTTATACAATATGATGAATTAATCAAAAGAATTTACATTGTAAATCTAATAGATGCTTTTCCGGTTGGAATTGCACCACAACCGTTGAGTTGGTCTGATGATGGTTTTCACAGACTATCTGTTTCATTCGCATATCAAAAGTATGAAACAGTTTATGAGGGTGGTTATGATATTGGCCAAGCTGCAGCTTCTTTACTTGGAGGTAAAGGTGCAAACTTAGTAAGAAATCTTTTTTAAATGATAGGTGAAAAATTATGATTAAATTACCAAGACTAGATGTGCCAACATATGAGCTGAATCTCATATCAAATGGCCAAACAGTTCGCTATAGACCTTTTTTGGTCAAAGAGCAGAAACTTTTTTTGATGTCTGC